GTTGGCATGGGTGAGAACGGTAAAGTTGGCGCTGGTGCCATCTTCACCAACGTAGTTGCCTGATAATCTATATCACAACTAACCCAAAACAGGCTGGCCTTCGGGTCAGCCCTTTTTGTTTAAAGTAAATGAGAAGAAGTTATAGTCTATGTCAGGTCCCCAGCCACCTAGAGATATACACGGAGTTGCAAATAATTGTACCCCAGCAACCGTAGATTATTTTATTTCTGTATTTGGATATGCTGAAGCAGTAGAGCTTAGTAATATTGAAGATCCAACAGGAAATGAAATTGATATAGAAAAAATACAGATTGCTTTAAATGACGCGGGTCAGCTTATTAATAATTTTATTGATAGCGCGCCTCCTCAGGGTAAAATTTTAATCGCCGGTTCGTATCGCAGAAGCCAAGCAACAATTGCTAGGTATTATTTAGATATTTTACGTCCTAGAACTCAGGTTCAAGAAGCGGCAGAAAAAGCTCTTCAGCAACTTGAGCTATGGGCATCAAAAGCAAGCCCAAGTGCCGGATTTAAGTGGAAAGAAGCTTACTCTTACTGGAGATCTGGTTGCTCAATGACTAAGAGCTCTTACCAGAGAGGCCGGAGCTTTACAGATCCGTCGCTCAATAAGTGGGTACTTCGTGAAGGTAGTAATGACCGAGGATTCCCCTTCGCTAACAGAGAAGCCGTGGTTCTTAATCGAAACCATGAGAAAGGTCTCTCATTGGAGACCCAAGGAGTCAATGAGGTTATTGCAGATAGCGCATATAAGATGAATGAGTTGGTTGGCGCACTTGAAAATACAAGAAGTATGTCCAGCTTTACAAATACTGACCAAGCAGTTAAGCCTGAAGAAGGAGATGGCTTGGTTGCAAATAATACCACCCCATCCGCCGACGGTGAGTTTGATAATTATGGCGGACTAACTATCGACGATACATTCTAATGTCTAGTAATACATACCAAGGATATAATCCATTTTATCCCACAGGGGAAGGCGGTAGTGCATACTACCTTGTTAATAGTAGCTCTAGTAATTGCTATGGGTATAATACTGGGTTAAAAAGCGCAGTGATGCCTGACGGCACAGAATATAAAGAAGATTGCGATGCGCTTAGACAATATGTTATTGAGCTAGAAGGCAATAGAAAACTCCAGGATCTCGTAGACGTTGAGTTCTCTAGAAACGTTAAGAAGGGAGATTTTTTAGTTTATGATAATACAAAAGGTAAGTGGGTATTAACTGACTTCCTGTCTGGCGGCGAGTTCTGATGCTTTTAGAAATTGAAAACCAACTCCATCGTAGAGTTCATTCTACCTTGGGACAAAGTGCTGTAGTGCTACGACTGGCTGAGGAACTTGATCAGTCAGGTAGAGTTGCAGAACAAGCTATGGTAATTATTAGCTTTGTTTCTTCAAATACTACTAACGAGATGGGTGGAGGGGCCTATATTCCCACCGTGCGGTCTCGTAAGATGACTTATAGCGTTACGTTGGTGCAAAAGCAAACTCAACGCGAAGGTCATAGCTTTTCACTGCCATTGCTCGATCTTATTGCCGACGCGGTTACAGGGTGGGTGCCAGAAGTACCTGGGTTAGAGTTTGCCACGGGCTTCGAACTAGAGGGCGAGAGATTTGTACAAGTTACAGAAGCTTCTCAGTTTATTTATGAGCAAAACTATTCCGTTACGGTAACCATTTCCGATGGTAGGTTTTATTCACAACCTTGTGCTGCATTCGATCCTATATCTATTGAAGATTTCTTGCCGAAAAGAAAATGCCTACTCACTTCAAATAGTGAGTTAACGGGTCTGGCAGTGTGGTCAAGGATTACCGGCCCAGAATCATCAGAAAGATATATTGTAGAAGACGGGAGAGGATGTAAAAGATATATTGGAGATCGCTTAGAACTAACTTGTGGCGCAGACGAAGATGGAACTGCAACATATAAGTTTATTCCAGAAAAAGCTATCACATACAATGATGATGGAACAACAACTATTAATGACTCTCTAACAACGTCAGGTAGTTTGTCTAACGTATGGAAATGTGATAAAACCAAAACAGGAGACATTCCACCTTGGTTTAAGTTAAATGTTGACTTTGGACTTTGGAGAAATGAGACTGGAACAATTGCAAATCAAGACCCGCTTACTTCTGCAGTTCAAAAAATTAACTTTACTCCAGACGTAGAGTACGATGCTAACTAACTTGGATAAATAATCTTTTTCCTTTTTCAATATTTCTTCGGAGGGTATTTAAGGTAATGCACCTATGCCCTCCGTTTAATGTAATCCCGTGGCTTTTGGGATATTTTGTAGTTACCTCTCCGTTTGATTTAAGAAGAGTGTAGTTTGGATCAGCAATACCCACCCATCTTTGAGGTCGTTTGTTTGCCATAAGGTAGGGCTCTTCTCTAACAAATAGAGATAGCCCGTACTCTTGGCTAAAGTATTCATTTATTGCATCAAAGCTCTTCATTGAAGATGGGAATAAGATCGTGGATTGTAACAGATTGTCCATTCTTTTCGGACTTTTGTTGAGATACTGTTTTTGTGTTTGCATCGGCGGCTTTGCGGAAAATGTGATCGATTTCAATAGAAGAGAGCCATGCGTTAGCAACTGGGAGCTCATAGATTTCATAGTTGTAACGAAGCCAAGCCCAACACCATGCATGAGCAACTTGGAACAAAGCGGCTACCTTCTCTGCTTCTTTCTTTGGACACATATACAAAATACTGTCATGAACTGACATATTAAACTTAGCATTCAAGCCATGGTCTTTAATAAGCCATTCCATTGCAGCCATGAAGGCATGGAGCATTGCACTGCCGGTGGATTGAATACACCAGTTATTCCTCATAGTCCAGAAATCATCGCCAACAGAGCTAGGACGGAAGGCAGTGGACATTTTAGTCCCGCTTAGAGGGTTGATAGGAGTGTTTTCACAGGCAATCCGAGCCATCTCATTGTAGGCATAAGAGTCAGATCCACCGATCAACTCTCGCATACCTCGATAAGCTTTACGACCCTTCTTTAGTTCAATGAGCTTGCGTCCCATGTCAACAGCTTGTTTCATAGGAATGGATTTATTACCCTTGCGAATGGTATTAGCAAGAGTCTTAGCTCCACAGCCATAAAGCATTCCGTAGTTACAGCCCTTGGCCACAGCTCGAGAGATTCCGATTGCTTTGGCAGTCATCGAGTGCATGTCAGATCCGTTGTCTTTAGATCCGGCAAGGATGGAGTGAGAGAACTGAGTACTCCCGGCTACTTTATGAAACGAGTCAGCAAAGATGGAAGCCACAACAGCCTCTTGGGCATCAAAATCTGATTCAACAAATACCCAACCATCAGGAGCTTGAACTCGTGTTTTAATTTCCGAACCGATCTTATCGTATTTTGGGTCCGGCACAGTAAGCCATAGGTTCTCTCCAGCACGATTAGTAGAGGTATTGTGAGGAACCGCAGCTGGAACGATGATATTGAAGTCTTTACCGAGAGGGTTATTTGTTTTTTCCACGAGTTGCTCGCGGACTCGGCTTCGAACAGACGTCCAGTAAGATACATTAATTGCAAGTTTGATAAGTTCTTTTGCTTGTGGTAGGTCGGAACTAAGCATTCCAGACTCAAAGTCATCGGCATAGTCTTTAGACAATACACCTCCAACGTTTTCTCCTTCGCCCTTAGGATGGGGTACACGAACGTATTCACCGACTTCTTCGTTAAAGAAGCACCATCCTTTGTTAGAAAAATAAGTCATAGGCTTATCGTCCCACTTGAGTCGGAGAAGAAAGTGAGACAAACGGTTCTTTGTGGAGATACCACCAATTACAAGCTTATTGCCCTCTTCAGTTTTTTCAATCTCAGAAACACTTCGGAGCCATTTGGGGATTCCATACCACTTCGATGAAGGCTTTCCAGCTTTAGTTAGTTTGAAGTTGCATTCCCAATCCATCTGAGATAGCCAAGGATCAGCTTCAATATCGATCTCTCCTTGATTCCATGCGTCATACACCTCTTGGGCCATTTGGCCAAGGATTTCTTCTTGCTTGGAGATAGAGTCATGCCAGATATTCTCACAGCCATCAAACCACTCTTTCCAGTCATCGACTACAGGAAGAATGGCGGAAGAGATGCCAAAGTGACCAATTAGAGTGGTCAGAGACGGATTATTCTGGAGATACTTAAGAACAAGAATAGAAAACAATTCCTGAGTAATCTCAACGTCCTTAAGAGCGTATTGAGTTAGTTCTTCATTAAGAGCGTTGATTTGCTCCATGGAGTCGCTAACAACAAACACGTCGCGAATCTTTTTATCCTCGGCCTCCAAAGGAGTCATAGGCTGACAATGAAAGTTATAGCAATCAATCAAGCCATTAAGAGATCCCTTATCAGCCCAGATAGGATCAGCACGAAAACCAGACTTCTTTGCTGCTTTCTGAACATACCACCATCGCTGACCAGACGCCAACCCACTCACGTTAATATGAGCGGACATGGTGTCAAACCAATAGTTCTTTTTGGTAATGTCATATGACTCTTTGCACCGAGCACGGTCAAATGCTACGTTGTGAGCAATGAAGATCTTTCCGTCGCCAACAGGAACCAAACACGGCTCATAGTCAATGGTCGGATCGACATAGGTCTCATGCATCCAAATATAGTATGCAACTGGGCTAACAGCGGTTGCGAGAATAGCATGACCAAAGTCGGTTCCTTTGACGAAAGTCTCGCAGTCAAACACTGCAATATCTTCTTCGATTCCGTCTACTCTTGAGAGATCAAAGCCGTCATCGGTCGGCGTATATTTGATCCATCCCGGCGTGTTAACGATATAATCTGAGCTAGGCTTTGAGGGTAGGTCGGTATATGCAAATTCTTTAAGCTTTGTAGCTACATCTCCAATAATGTCCTGAGAGATTACATCAAAGTGTTCTTTAATATTTTTCCCTTGAAGCTTAGGAAGCTGAAAGTCTTCCATAAAGAAACCCTGTGGGTTTTCAATAGGAAAACTAACTCCAAAGTTTTCCATAGAGGACTTGATGCTTTTAATTGTATCTTTCTTTACCGAAGCAGTATCTACATTGCCAAACACCTGACGATTCATTTTGTCTGAGAGAGTTGCGTATCCCAAGACGTTGAGTTTTGACATAGATTGCTGCGTAGTTTTTACTATTATAGACTATAGAAGGGCTTGCTGTCAATACTGGATTAAAAATTCTTCACGGTCAACATAATACAGCCCGACGCCTTCAAAGTTAGTTGCGTCGATGATGCGTAAGTTTTTGCGTATGTACGGATAGCCATAATGGCCAAATATATACGTATCTTCTTTGCAAGGACAATATTGCTCTAATCTGTCCTTCCACCAAGGAAACCCAGGACCTGATAGCACTCCTGGTCGGTTGGCTTTTGTAATCTCTTCGTAAAAAAGAGCGTGACCAAGCCGATATCTCCTAGAGTCGGTTTGTATTGTGGCCGTAATAGGGCACCTTGCAAGCCAAGATATAATATCAATCCTGGTATTAAAGTCTAGTTCTTTGAGGCACCTTAGAGTGTACTTAGTTTCTCGCTTTATTATTTTTTCTTCTGGAGTAACTAGATTTTCTAAAATATAATTTTCGTTATTACCAAGCAACAGAGTCATTTCCCCGTTTAGGTTTTTGCTCCTTATATACTGAAGCATTCTAACCGGAGAGGTTTTTCTTGAGCGTTTGAAGAAAGGCTTGTGATGAATGCTGTCTCCGATGATTACGTGATGGTAATTTGGAAACTTATCTACAATCTTTTCAAGAGTATCTATGCGGCCATGCAAATCACCAACTATGCAATAATTACTCCCCTTCGGTAATGATAGGTGCCCACCAATCTGGTACGACTGTTTTCCAGGTTGCAAAGTCATGTTTATGCATATTGTAGTATTTACGGTATGCTTTGACCGCGTCTCCATCTACTTTACACTCATCTGGCATTGCTTGGGCAAACTCTGTCATTTCATGAGGGAGTTTTTTAGATAGCATAATTCGAGTGTTTTGAAGTGAGAGAAGACTATCCCGGCCGCCGTGCTCTTTGCCATATCGCTTTTCAAACTCATTGCAAAGATTCCAGGTAAGTTGGTAAGTCCAGTTCCAATTACCCCAGCTTTCTCCCATCCAAAGAGTACACGGGTGTTTGCGGAAAGATTTTGTCTTGTAAAAATCTCCGTTAGTTCGTTTGGCTGGATCTAGGTCATTAAGCACAGCAACAATGCTCATCATTTGAAGATGTTCTACAATCATCTTATTGACGTGCTTATCACAATGATACTCAGCCGCCTTAATAGGATCAGTGTCCAATACAAAGACGTTCATAATAAAAACAATATACCTACTATTATATTAATCGAAGTCGGTAGGTTTGTCAAGATCTTGATTCAATTCTGCATAGGCTTCGGAAAGTATTGCATAGATAATATATGCTGTTCCTAAAAGCCCTATAGAAAGGAGGATTATTACTCCCCAAACTGGGTCAGTTGTGTTTGCCATCACTAAAAGGCTGCCAATGTTCCCATCCATATTTATGAATCGCCCAAATGCCAGCAATAGGAACTCCAATAAGAATAGCAGATAAAAATCCAAGAGACCATGGGTTTTCCATGACGTGCCTTACAAATAAAGTCATTCTAGTGAGCAGTTTCGTTTTCTTTGTACATATCGGTATCACAATCTCCTGACATAGTGGCGATATCTCCGCCGATCTCACCAGCCGTATCCTGTGCAAACATTGCTACCCATCCCGCAGCAAGCCAGCCAATATAAGGAATACCACTAAACAATGGGGCAACAGAAGCACCCATAGAAGCTCCAACCATTCTACCTGCATTTTCGCCACCACCTTCCGCCTTGATACACTCGAGTTGTTGTGCAGTTAACTTTCCCTCAGCACCTCCTAGATGCCTTGCCCCATCCATTGTATATTCTTCGTCGTAGGTAGTTGTAGATCTTCCACCTACACCAAAAAATCCATTTTCTTTATCTACAAACCTTCTAACCCCCATTACTTTTGGGTCATTAGATCTATAATCTATTTCATATCCGTCTTTGCTCGCTTTAACTTTGTAAGAAGTGTAGTCATTTATAGGGAGATTGATTATTGGCACGGACGGTTCTGTTTTTAAAAGATGCCCTAAAACGCCTATATGAGCAACACCTATCAATGCTCCTACTCCTAGGGTGAACCACTTGAACAAAGAAGGCTTGCTATTATTATTTTCTAGCATAGAATCCTTTTTATATGTTAAAAAAGACCCTAATTTAGGGTCTCATATACTAATCTTTAATCCTCGTATATTCTGCACTCATCTGCATCTGGATTTACATCACAATATAGTTCTAATGGAGTAGGATCGTGGTGATCTTCTGGATGTTTTTTATGATATTCTTCTAGTTCTTCTAACTCGCTTTCGATATGTCTGCGACGCTGTGGAGAAATGTTAGGATTTTTAAGTTCCTCGCGATCTTGAGAAATATGTTTTTCTATGCTTTCCATGGTTATTTTAAATAAGAGTTAAGGATTTTGAAGTACGCAATCTTTTCTAACAACTTTTTTTAGCTCGATTATAATCTCTTCTTTTGCCTTGTCTGTTAGGAAATCGTTTTTACTTACCCTTTCGATCATTTCTGAAACGTCTCCACAGACTAGTTTTACACCCAGTAGTAGTTCTATCATAGCTTATCTTGTTTGTACTCAGAAAAAGATGAATAACCTCTTAGTCTTACAAGTTGATCATAGGCTTCAGAGCCTTTTTCAATCTTGGTTCCGCCATCATAGGCCCAAGCAAATCCATCCTCTACAATTTTAGTATTATAACATTCTTTGTCTTTATAGAACCACCCCAGCATTCTACCATACTTTCCGTCTTTTTCTGTACGAACTTCAATATCCCTGGGGTCACAATTAAACCAATTCTCGGCATAGTCAGTAGCATCAAGACCAAGAAGCTTCTCATCGCGATCAGAAGTGCGCTTTTCTGGAGTGTCAATTCCTGCGATGCGAACACGCTCTTTTTTATAGAGCCCAAAGCCAAGATCGAGAATTACATCAACAGTGTCACCATCGACAACTTTACTAATTTCCTTGATTTTGTATTCGTACATAACAATATCTACTTCTTTTGTTTCTTTAGACTAGCTAGGATTAATCTAGCAAATTGTACTTCCTCTTCGGTATAGTGACTAGGTTTTTTAGTTGCTATTTTTATTATTTTCTTTGCAGCTTTTTTTGTATGTTTCTTTTTCATTTATTGCAAGCGTAGCGACATCTTCCATATATTTTATAAACTCGTTCACAATATTATTAACGTTTTTTCCACCTTGCGAAATCCACATATCACAAAATTCATATACCTCACGTTTTAACGTAAAAGCTTTACCTAAAATCTCAAGAGACTTTGCTCTGAGCTCCATGCGTTCTTTAGAATAGCGCCAATCGTTAGTCATGGTAATGTATGTAATATACAATGCAAGATGACGGGATCGAACCGCCGACACCCAGAATGTAACTCTGGTGTTCTACCTCTGAACTAATCTTGCAAGAAAAGGCTTACGCCCTTAGAAATTCCTCTACTTTCTTTTGATCATTATCAAAGATTTCAAGACCTTTATCGGTAAGAATGTGGTCGTACATTTGTTCAAAAACCTTTGGAGGCATTGTAACAATCTGCGCCCCATTATACCAGGATCTAACAGCTCGTTGAACGTTTCGAATAGAAGCTGCTAAAACTTGAGTTTTAGTCTTATGAATGCAGTATAGCTCTGAAATAGACCTAACTACCTCAAGTCCTGCAACAGATTGATCATCAAGCCGACCAATAAAAGGAGATACATAAGTTGCTCCTGCCTTAGCAGCTAATACAGCCTGTGCAGCGCAAAAAATTAATGTTACGTTAGTTTTAATTTTTTCTTCTGAAAGAACTTTACAAGCAAATAATCCGTCTTTAGTACAAGGAATCTTAATTGTGGCAACACTACCAAACTTTTCAGCAAGGCGTCTGCCTTCATCAATCATTTGATACCCAGCACCAACAACCTCCATACTAATGTCTTGAACACCAATATCTTTGATTTCTTGATAAACATCTTCTGGATTACGCCCACTCTTCATAATAAGAGTTGGGTTGGTCGTAACGCCATCGATGAGACCAGTAGCAAAGTGATTGCGAATAATTTCAGTATTGGCAGTGTCTAAAAAGATTTTCATAATTAAGAAACGTG